TGCGCCCCAGCCATATCGGCGAGACTGTCGGCACTCGCCATGACAAGCCGCGCCCATCCCGCGCCAATTGTTCGCCACTGGTGGGTGTACCCTGTCCAGCCTAGAGCCTCGCTGGCGGCCGCCTCCCATATCGCGATAGGCGCGGCCGCCGGGTCTCCATAAGACCCAAAGCGCACCATGCGGCCGGCGCACAGGCTGGCGATCTCGGCCGGCGTGGCATGGGGATATATGCCGCGCTGGTAAGCCCCATAGACCGACAGGGGAGCCTGAAACACCCGGACATAGCAGGGGACAAACGGAGCGCCGCTCGCCAGCACTTGCGCCCGCATGCCCGGACGGTGGATGCATTGGCCGCAGATACTGGAATCCTGGCCTGTCTTTAGGGCGTGATGGGGCGCGATATCTGACCGGATGATCCACGTTTGGATCATGTCCCCGGTCTTGCCATTGGCGCTGGCGGACTCAAACCCCGTGGCGATAACCACAATGGGTGCGCCATCCAGCATGCTCGGGCCTTCGTACAAAACATATCCGTTTGCCACTGTCTCTACTCCTTCTGTTGTTGGCTGACTTGCCATATGGGGACTCGCCGAAACGAGTCCCCCTATCGCGAGTCAGGCCTCGTTCAGCACTGCGAGGGCGTTAAGGGACTCTTGCTGTTCACGGGTGAACTTGCCCCAGAAATCAGCCACGCAATCCATGCCCCAGCAAGGCTCCTCAGAGGCCTCAGGGGAAGGGGCGGTGTATTCGGCCACGCAAGCCCAGAGAGCAGCGTAGAGGGCGTTTGTGACGCCTTCCCAGCATTCAGCCACCTCGTCCGGCCGGACGATATCGAAAGCCTCGTGCGGCTCAATTTCTAGCGGCTCCTCAGCGCACCCGGCGCGCCAATCGTGATAGCCGAAGCACTGATCGCAGAAATGATCAGCGGCCGTCTCGGTGTGCGGCTCAAATGTGTGATGATTCTCGTTCATGGGTCTTGCTCCTGTTGCTGGCTGACTTGCCATATGGCCGCCCGCGCGTGACGGGCGGCCCTATCGCGAGTCAGGCCTCAATAGCCGTGGCTAATAGCAAATTTTTCAATCTTGGCGATAGTTGATGCGGGGACTTTTAGGGACTTTTCACAATCGTAATCCCATAGCGCGCCCTCGGCATCCAGCGCCGCCAGAGACGCAGTGAATCTTCCCTTTTCAACATCGCAATAAGTCTGCCCGCAATCGCTATATACTTCGACGTTATAGCCGTTGATTATGGTCTTAATTGTCATGGTCTCGACTCCTTCTGTGCTGGCTGACTTGCCATATGGCCACCCGCGCGTGACGGGTGGCCCTATCGCGAGTCAGGCCCAAATAACAGCCATCCCAAACGTGACGTATTGCGCTCCCGACTCTAGCTCCCATTGGATGCTCTGCATCATGGTTTCCCATGAAGAAACGTCAACAACGAACGAAGTTTGTTCGCCAAAACGATGAGACGTTGCCCAAGTCAGTCCGTCAACGTGAGTGTAGGTGTGCATGTCTGTTGCTCCTGTGATGTGATGGGGAGGCGCGAGGCCTCCCCCTGTTGCTGTTAAACGAAACGGCCGCGCCATTCAGTGCAGACTTCCCAAGTGCGACCTTCGCCCATGTCCAGCAAGGCGAAAGGGAGGTGACCCGCCATCCAAGTACGGATTACCGGAAAAACTTTGGCCTTATCGCCCTTGCCGCATGCCTTGAGCCAATCGGCCGAAACTTCAAACTTACCTTCCATGTCCCTTGCTCCTGTTGCTGCCGGCGCTCCCTGCCGGTGCGCCCAACTACCCCGAGTCGCTCCGCGCCGTCAATCCCCCTTGCTCCGCCCTGCTATCGCCATGCCGCCAGCGGCCAGCGGCCGCCCGCGCCATCGATACGAATCCCGCGCGCGGTATAGAATCACGCGCGCGCGACCCCCCCCCCACCCATTCCCGCCTGCGGGCCGGGGGGTTCTGCGCTGTATACACCCATCCCCTCCTACGCTCAGACCCCCACAAAACCACACCCCCACCCCCTATTTTTCAGACCCCCCACCCCCTTTTTTATTGACACCCCCCCAATATTATGTATGCTTTACGCGCTAAGCAGTATGTTTAATGATGGAGAATGGAATGAACTTCACTGTTCTGGTTCAGTATCGCAACGGCGTTGAAAACTTGTTTTACGCCAAGAGTGTGCAGTCAGAGGCGGATGGCCCTGATGGTCGCATTTTGACTTTGGATGACGGGACAACTATTTCCGTTTACCGTGGCGACAACGTTTTCGTGATGAACGCGGAAGGCCAGACGGTACGTCGGTATAAGCTGTGAACGATCTGTCCGTCCTGCCGTGGGAGTGCGAGGAGCATCTGCGTGAGTTCGCGCGTCAGTATGTAAAGACGGGCAACTCTGTCTCTGCGTTGCAGCGGTCGCGGGTAAAGAACCCTGAGTACCGCGCGATTGTCTGGGCGGAGCGTTTGCTGGCGCGGTCTGACGTGAAGCGGTACGTCTTGGAGGCTCAGGCCGAGAGCAAGACTGTCGTCCAGAAGGAGCGGTCGTTTACGCGCGAGAGCTTGGCTGAAGATTTTCAGGATATATACGAGAAGGCGATGGAGTTGGAAGAGTTGTCGCCTGCAGTCGCTGCGAAGTCGAAGCAGGCGGAACTGATGGGGCTGATGGAGAAGAACGTTCGGATCAGTGTGACGACGAGCGTAAAGGACATGAGCATGGAGGACTTGGAGCGGGAACTGGCGCGCCTGAAGGATGACGGTGTGATCACGCTGGAGCAGGGTGACGACGGCGTGTTCGGGGTTTTAGATGGCGATTGAGGAGCGCGACCGGGCGCTAGAGATATTGGAAGAGGTACGCCGCCGGAAGGCTGCGCGTGATTCGTTTCCGGCGTATCTGGAATATGTCGATGGCCGCCCGTTGCCGAAGCACATACGGTTCATTGCTGGCAAATTGCAGGAGGTGGCGGACGGAAAGATCAACCGCCTGATGATCTCACTGCCACCGGGTCACGGCAAATCACACACGGCGTCGCAGCACTTCCCGGCGTGGTATATGTCGCGCTACGGGAAGAAGCAGTTCATCAGCGCGGCGCACACGCAGGGGCTGAGCGATTCGTTTGGTCTGAAGGTGCGTAACATCATCAAGAGCGACGAGCATCGCCGGGTGTTTCCTGACAGCGGTATCTCGCTGGATAAGTCTGCGGCGGCGGAATGGAATACCGAAGCTGGCGGCGGGTATCTGGCGACGGCAGTTGGCGCGTCGGTGACCGGCCGGCGCGGGGACATACTGCTGGGCGACGATCTGCTGTCGGGGATTGAGCAGGCGGAGAGCGAGTCGCAGCGCAAGAAATTGTGGGAGTGGTACATCGCCGACTTCACCACGCGCGCGAAGTCGGGAGACACGCCGATCATATTGATCGGTACGCGCTGGCACTTGGGGGATCACTTCGGGCGGCTGGATGCGGACGAGCGCGACGGCACGGGCGACAACTGGGTGCGCGTATTGCTGCCGGCGATAGCGGGCGAAGACGACACGCTGGATCGCGAGCAGGGTGAGGCGCTGTGGCCAGAGCAGTTCCCGATTGAGTATCTGGAGAAGCGCAAGCGGTCGCAGGGTATGACGGCCCGCATGTGGGCGTCACTGTATCAGCAGACGCCGATTGTGGACGAAGGCGGGATCATCGACCGGCGCTGGTTTAAACTGTGGAAACAGAAAACGCCGCCGAAGATGGAATTCATGGTTCAGTCGTGGGATACTGCGATGACGAGCGGCAAGTCATCGGCGTGGTCGGCATGTACGACGTGGGGCGTATTCAAGGACGATGCCGAGATACCGAACCTGATGCTGCTGTCGGTATGGCGCGGCAAGAAAGAGTATCACGCGATACGGTCGATGGCGCAGCGGCTGGCGGCTGATTATCTGGACACGAACGAGAATGTTCCCAGAATGGGAAAGCCGTGCGCGCCGGATATGATCTTGGTGGAAGCGAAGGCGACCGGCGATCAGTTGATACGCGACCTGCGTAGAGCGGGCGTCATGGCGACACCGTTTAATCCGGACAAAAAGGGCGACAAGATCGCGCGCGTTCGCTTGATTACGCACCTGCTGGAGAACGGTCTGGTGTGGGTTCCGGGTCAGCCGCCGCTGTTCGAAGACGCGCGGCCGTGGGCGCAGGATTTCGTTGACCAGTGCGGACAGTTTCCGGCGTCTGACAGTCGAGATTTAGTTGATACCATGACACAGGCGTTCCACCGTGTGCTGGATAGCGGTTGGGTGTATCATCGAACAGATGAACGTGGTATAAGCAGCGATTATGACAGCGGCGAACGTCGCGGGTTTTATTGGTAACGGTGGATAATAATGGAACCGGAACTCGAAGACGTTGAAGTGACCCTGCCGACACCGAAGCCGATAATGCTTGATGGCGTGTCGATCATGGAGACAGAAGACGGCGGGGTCGAGATCGACCTTGAGCCAGAAGAAGAAGACGAAGAAGGTACCGTCGATCCGTCGATCCACGGCGCGAACTTGGCGGATCACGTCGATGACGACACGCTGAATGCGATAGCCAGCTTGTTGCTGGAAGGTGTTGAGCAGGACAAGCAGTCGCGTTCGGAGTGGGAAGAGACGCTCGCCAAGGGCATCGAACTGATGGGTCTGCGTATCGAAGAGCGCACGATCCCGTTCGAAGGCGCGTGTGGCGTGTTCGATCCGCTGATGGCCGAAGCGGTTGTGCGCTGGCAGTCTACGGCGATGAGTGAACTGTTCCCTGCCAAGGGGCCGGTGAAGGCACAGGTCATCGGCATCCCGAACATGGCGCTTGAAGATCAGGCGTCGCGCGTCGAGCAGTGGATGAACCTGTACCTGACGCAGCTTGCGCCTGAGTACATCGAAGAAAAAGATCAGATGATGATGTGGCTGCCGCTGATGGGCAGCACGTTCGTCAAGCCGTATCAAGACCCGATCTTGCGCCGGCCGGTTGCGCGCTTCAAGACGCCGTATCAGGTTGTCGTCCCGTATGGCGCGACGGACTTGGAAACATGCCCGCGCTACACATGCATCGAGTCGATGACGAAGCGTCAGTTGAAAGCGGCGATGCTGAACGGTGCGTATCGCGACATCGATCTGAACGATCCGCAGGGCGACGAGACAGACAGCGCGATTAAGGACGCAGCCGACGATTCGCAGGGCGTCACGTCGTCGGTTGACGTGCGCGAGCAGTACGAAATCTACGAGGTCTATTGCGATCTAGACCTCGAAGGGTTCGAACACGAAGAAGGCCTGCCGCTGCCGTATATCGTGTCGATTGAAAAGGACACGCAGGAGGTTCTGGCGATCCGCCGTAACTGGCGCGAAGGCGACGAGGCGTACTCACGCAAAGCGAGCCTGATCCACTACCGCTTCATGCCCGGTTTTGGTTTCTATGGCATCGGGTACGCGCACCTGTTGGGCAACAGCGCGCTGGCTGCGACAATGGGCGAGCGTAACCTGATCGATGCCGCGACGCTGAAGAACTTCCCCGGCGGTGTGCGCGCGAAGGGTATTCGGTTCGAAGACAACAACTTCACGATGGCTCCGGGTGAGTTCAAGGAAGTTGATACCGGCGGCCAGCCGTTGCAGAACGTGTTTATGCCGTTGCCGTATGCGGGCGCTGATCCGGTGTTGCAGGCGATGACTGTACAGGTGCGCGAGTCGGCGCGCGGTCTGGCGAACACGACGGAGATCGCCGTTGGCGAAGGTCGTCAGGATGCGCCGGTCGGCACGACTGTGGCGCTCATGGAAGCCGCGAACCTCGTAAAATCAGGGACGATCAAGCGCGCGTTGCGGGCCTTGGGCAAGGAACTGAAGGCGATAGCCGACCTGTTTGGCGAGCATCTCGGTGAAGAGCCGTATCCGTTCCCGGTTCGCGGCGGTCAGGCCGTTATCATGAAGAACGACTTCATCGATAACGTCGATGTCATCCCGGTTGCTGATCCCAACATCGTCAGCAGCACACAGCGGATGGTGCGCGCCGAAGGGATTGTGCGGATGGCGCAGCAGTTCCCGCAGGTTCACAACCTACAGGCTGCGCTGGCAGCGTACTACAACGAGATCGGTCTCGACCCAGAGCGCGTCGCAGCGATCCTACCACCTCCGCAGCAGCCGCAGCAGGCTACGCCGCTCGACCCGCTGACGGAGAACATGAATGCCATGATGAACCGTCCGCTGGTGGCGGGCGAGTATCAGGATCATGACGCGCACATCGCGTCACACGCTCCGATTGCCGAGAACAACCCGTCGTTGCAGGCGCACATCGCTGAACACATGGCGTTCCGCATCCGGTTGCAGGTTCAGCAGATCATCGGTCAGCAGTTGCCGCCTCCGGGTACTCCGATGGCTCCGCAGATTGAGAACCAGTTGGCGATGGCCGTCGCTCAGGCGATGCAGCAGTTGGCTCCGATGTATAAGTCGCAGCCGCAGATCGATCCTGTCATTCAGACTGAGCAGATGCGCGTGGCGGCTCAGGCGGAGAAAGCGCAGATCGACGCGCAGACGAAGGTCGCTGTTGCCGAGATCGGCCGTCAAGCTCGTATTGAGACTGAGCAACTTAAAGCCGATATTGACAAAGCGTCGATTGTGGCAGATACTGCAAACGCAGAGGCGGATAGGCAAAATAGGATTGCCATTGAAGCCATGAAAATGAGGAATAGCTAATGCCGGGTAAGATGCCTCCTGTTCGTAGCAGCGTTCTTAGCGGCAACCGCATGTCCGCTCTTCAGGCAGAAGAGATGAAGGCAATGATGGCAAAGAAGCCGCGTGGCGGCATGCCCAGTTCCGGCCAGAGTGCTAAGTCGGCGAACCGAATTGCCGCTCAAGA